GTTCGGATAAAACCTACCCAAAGAGTCAGTCATACCCGAAAAGCCGAACTCTCTACGTCTTGCCCATGGGATATTTGACCCAATCTCAGCGCCCGTACCGGTCATAGTGACTTCAAAGCTGCCTGCGAGTTCGCCAGTACCATTTGTGAATGCACTTGAGGCTGTACTTTGTATGGCTTGCGCAAGATCTGAACCAAAGCTCTGTACCTCTCCTCTCCATGCGGCTGCTTCTGCAAGGTGAGCGCCGAGGTTAGCAAACTTGCCGAGTAGCGCTTTGCTTTCGGAGTCAAACTCTGCGGAAAAATCTATACTCATGAGTTGTTGACTCCGACGTATTGGTTGACCACACACTCTACATGCCCATCAGGAAAAGGCTCTGGACGGCCAACGACAAGGTATTGCGCCAGTGCGCCAGTTGATGGAGAGTTGTTTGTGATATCGGTGAAGATGTCTCCACGCAGAATAGTTGTCGTTGGTGGCAAGTAGTAAATGTAGGCATCAAAGAGGTCAAATGGGTGATTGCCGTCGTAGTCTCTGGCTAGATGCGGATTCATCACATCGAGCTGCAATGTGACGTTGCTAGCAACAGAAGTGGTCCTGCGAGAGACGTTGACGCGTATAACCTGAGACATTACGCCAACCTCCTGTAAGGAGTTAGCAGTTCGTAAGCGCGAATCTGCGCTGGACTTTCTAGTGTGGTGCGACCTCTAGCATATTGCGAGATGTGACGTTTCCCCATACTCTCAACTACTGCGCCCATGGGATTGAACCTGTCGGACAAGATCTCAGATGTGAATAGTACGCAGGCTCTCTGGATGTCCGCAGGTAAGGATGTATAGGCATAACCAGCTACGTAGCTATACTGCAACCAACCCGGATCGAGTTGAGTCAAAGGAGGGAACGCTGACAGAAGTTGAGTGGTACTGCCCAGGGTACTCACGATTGGGACGTCAACCGACATCGCTCTAGAGTTGAAGACGCATTGCGTTGGGTCTAAGGTAAGCGTTGTCACCGAGTCTAGTACCAGTGCCAGAGCGCTTACGCTCTGTATCGGGAAATGCCTGGTACGGAAATGCAAGTACCCATCGCTCGTGATGTTCGCAGAGAGAGTTCGCAACGGAGACTGCTCGCTTGCGTAAGTCGTTTGCAAGAGTGCTTGCTGACAGAACGTCTCAACTCTCTGAGATGCTTGCAAAATAGCGCTGGCTAAACTCCCATTCGCGCCATCGCTACAGTAGGGTACGCCTGCGTTGTGGCTGAATTGAAGCGGTTGCACCGAGATGCGGGTAGCACCGATGGATGCTACAAAGGACACAATGGCTACTTCGCTATTTGTACCATCGAAGATGTACACCTGGTCGTAGACGTTCAGAGCCACAGTAAGGGTAGCGGTCGGGAGAGACGTTGCGCCTGTGGATACTGAGGAGCTTAGATGCCCGATGTTGCCAAGTAGGGAGGCTGTTTCTTGTCCAGAGGGTGCTCTCAGGTAGTCAAAACACGTGATGTAGGTGTTCATGTTAGCTCTTTATATGTCCGTGATCGAGAAAGGAATCGGATCATAGATCGCTGTTCCACCACTAGGAAACACTACTTTGACGAACAGATCTCCCGTAAACTTGCTAGTCACGTCACTTGAGGACGGAGTATACGTCACGACTGCGGGGTTGACTGTGACAATAGTGAATGTACCCGTCCCGGTGAAGTCCGTAGGTGGAGGTGAAACGGTTGGGTGAAAGATCATCGTAAGTGATCCGGCAGAGACGCCCGTTATGTTGTCAGCGTTACCCTCCACATTTAGAGGGATCGTCCAGGATGGATATGTTTGAGATACATACCACGGTTGGTAAGTCATTGAGTATCACCTTCTCTTGGTGGCAGGTATATTGCCATCCCGTCTAGCTACTGAGGGTAAAGCACCCGACCTACGATTTACAGATGGAAAGGTTATCGCTGGAGAGATGTAACCTGCTGTGGTGTAGTGGCTGAGTATTTGCGTTGGGGTCAGTACGTAGTTGTAGATGGCTACCTCGTCTAGCGTGACGAGACTATAACTACCAGTAAAGTCAAAGAGAGCGCTAACCTCAAGAGGGGCTGTTGTACTCAATGTGGCAGCAAGGCAATCCACATAGAAGATGGTCGTGGTACCTATACTCGTGACTACCACGTATTGCCAAATGCTGCTTGTTGGTAACAACGCCCAGTACTCTAAACTAAAGGCAGAGAATGTCGTGTAGTTGAGCGTATAGGGTACACGCAATGTGCCCCCCGACAGAAATTGGATAGCAGCATCGCCGGAGGTTGTGATAGCTCCCACTTGATTATATGCGGAGACTCCCGAAAGAGTACCGCTATAACCATTTCCGCTACTATCGTTTGCTATCGTTCCAGAGGCTTCTTCTAGCCTATAGTACGCCATAGGCGTGGCTTGTAAGATGAGTTGTGAATATGCTCCAACAACTCCAAGGCCAGCTTGATAATGCGCCACTACACGCGTTGGAGTAAGGACGGCGTTGTAGATGGCTACCTCGTCGATGCTACCCTTAAATGTGTCGTGCAAAGAGCCGGTGACACTGGCTATGGATATCGTAGCACCGGTGAGCGATAGGCTTTGGCTGGTAGAGACTACTTGTACGCCGTCTACATAAAGGAGCATCGTAGACCCATTATAGGTTCCAACAAAGTGATGCCATGTATTCGTAGATAACACGCTAGATGCGCTATGATTGCCTCCGCTTGTACCGACCTGCGCATGTCCGGTATTATCTAGACCAATAAAGCCACAGGCTAGACTGGTGAACGTGCCTATGCAAACAGCCACTGACAGGAAACTGTTTGAAGAGGGATAGTTGATCCAGGCTTCTATAGACCAAGTGGCACTTCCTGTTGGGAGGCTAGTGACTGTTGCAGTCACCTCTCCACTGTTATTGAATGTATACGCGGTATCGCTGTCTCCAACGATCGCACCCGCAACGCCTTGAATCGTGCCTGATCCAGAGAGTGTGCCGGTGTAACCATTCCCACTGTAGTCAGTCACAGAGGTGCCCGAAGACTCGTCAAGCCTATAGTAAGCGATGGGAGTGTCCGCTAAAACCGTTGTGGAGTATGTAGACATTTGCTAGTCTCCGAACCACTTCCACGTGGGTGCAGATGAGTAAGTCAGAGTGATCGTTTGTCCGGCAGGTACTCTAAAGGCGCCAGAGGTCAATCCTGTAGATACTCCTCCGATGGCGATTACAGTGACCGTTCCACCAGAGACAATCACCATACAATCTACTCCAAAACTGTTCGTGTATGCGGTAGTAGATGCAGGGATGGCCGGAGCAGTAATAGATCCTACGGGGTTGTAGCCAGTGTTATGGTGTATCTTGTTTGTACTTCCAGCGTTCTGAGAGATAACCCCACTGGCGCCAGCTCGGAACCAATTATCTGCAATCATGTTGCCCGTATAAGGTCCGCCTGACTCAAGAATGTCATACGTAAAGTGACCGCTCGACTGGTCGTCATTGTCAAAAGAGTTACCTACAATAACATTGTTGCTATTTTGCAACGTAACCATTTCAACAGCCTGCCCATTATTCGCATGATCGATGTTATTCCCGATAATCAGGTTTCGTGTGCCTTGAATCACGAGAGCTTGATATGGAGGGGAGTCCCAATGGTTCCCGATCAGGCGTTGCAGAGTGTTTTGTAATAGAACCGACGCACGGACGTCAGCAAAGTTGTGTCCAAACGTGTTATCGGTGACCATGTTTGAACCGGTGTTTAGCCACATGTTGTAGCCATCTGTGCTTTGAGACCCGTATTGTGGCTGGAGGGCAGCACAGTTGCCAGATCCTGTTACCAGGGAGTTGTTGGTGATAAAGTTGACCTCGAAACCGCTCCCGGTACGGATACCAGCAACTCCATTTTCTAGCCGGCAGTAACTGATATGCGCCCGGTATCCACTTGTTGTACTACCTTCGAGTAAGATACACCAGTTCGGTATGTTGGTCATCCTCACGTGATGGATAACCGGTGAGAACGCTCCCCAAAAGTGAATGCCATTTCCCTGACCAGCAGTTGTGCCCGACATGTTAGACCCATCGATTTTCAAGTCTTGAATTACCAGGCCCTCGACATCATTTGGAGCATTTACGGAGGGCAGCACTTGTCCTATCACATCGAAGTTTGCACCAGAGGCCGGTTTGATAACTGTACCCCAACCAGCTCCAGCCAGAGTTACGTTGTTCTGGTTCAGGAGGAGTATCCCGCTTGTCTTGTATGTTCCATCTGGCAGGAAGACGACGCCACCACCAGCATTTCCTGCGGCAGTTATCGCTGCATTGATTGCCGCAGTGTCATCGGTTGATCCATTTCCTGTTGCCCCGTATTGCAAGACATTATAGTAAATGGATGGTACTAGATTGATAAAACCCACGGTATCTCTCCCTTTAGTATGCGGAGATTGTAGTTGTGCTCATAGGATGTATGACGCTCCTATGCTGTACGTAGCGCTATTGGCGTTGCCTACGGTTACGACGACTTGATACGTTCGAGGTAGAGGATAGCTCACCGCAACGTTCGTAGCTGGAGTGACTCCTGGATAGACTGTGTAAAAGTTCGTACTAACCCCAGTAATCGCGGCGCTAGTCAATAGAGTTTGGTACTTACCGGACACTGGATCTTTGGCGTTAATCGTGACGACATTCGACGGAGCGGAACCTGGTACGACCGTAGTATCTACGCAGATGACAACTCCTCGCGCATTGTAGTTGGTTTGGTCCGCAACTGTCTGAGTAGTCGTGCGCGCCGCACTCGCTAGTAGAGTAATGTTATCGAGATTGCCTCTAAAGCGGTCCGTTGTTGAACCGTTGTAGGTGCTATTGTTCACCATGGCAACAATTGCGGCGTTGTTGCCATCTCCGGTCGCAGGCCCCCAAGGGTAGACTAACTTGTCGCCGTTGTTGTAAAGACCCAAGGCAACAATGCCAATTCCATTGTTGAGCAATCCACCTGTGGCAGACGGGTCTCCAAAACTATCAAACGCCGCGGTGGTATTACCTGCCTGCACGACGGCATTTTGCAGCGGAATCGACGTTGCGGATGCGCTTGGAGTGAAACTAGACGAGACGAAGACCCACTCCGCAGTAGCTCCTGACAGTCGAATAGGCTGTAATGGTTGCAGTACTTTTGGTGCAACGGAAAAGGTTAAAGACGTGTCGCCACCCGTGGTGGATGTTATCGTCCCGGTATTTTTGAACTTACCTTGTAAGGCGACTCCTCGGCTAAAAAGCGGCCCATGAGGAAGCCCTGTATTATCTGGAGGCCCACCAGTAAGGTAGGAGTACTTTTCAACGCCCGTACCACTAATGAGAGGCGTCAGAGTTTCCTTTGTTGGTGTATTTGTCACGAGGGAGCTAAGAGAGGTATTTCCGGTGGTTTGGTTAGCAGCAGTAGCGACGCCGGTAGTATTTGTAGCTATTGTGGCCAGGTTGCCGCCAGCCTCTAATGCTAGCAGGGACGTATTCAGGTTGGTACCCGCATTAGCAGTAACGCTGCCGATATTGTTAGAGCCTGCTGGAATGGAAGACAGCAAGCCGATATCTGCTACTCCTGTACTCGATCGTAATGTCACTACGACACTCTCACCACCATTGAGCACAGAGCATCTAATGCGGATTTTATTGGCTCCAGCAGCGTTGCCGGTGATCTCCAAAGGACCAGGACCAACTACTGACTGTACAGTTGTGTTTGCGAGAGCGCCACCTACTTTGAATCCCATTGCAACCCAGTTGGTACCGTCTACGGTCCTGTCTGCAACAATGGTTGTCGCGCTTGTGAATCCTGCGCCAGCTACGAGAGAAGCTCTCCAGGCACTTTGTCCTTGACCGACACTGAGTACAAGAGTTGCATTAGCAACTGGTGTACCCTCAGTTGGCTGTGCTGCGCTGAGTGTCCCAGAGGTGGTAAGGTCTTTCTGCTCAACGGGCATGTTACCGTCTGAGGAGTTAACTGTCTGCCCGTTGATCTGCGAGATGTTCGTTGCCTGGCCGTCTGTAGGTGAAAGTGGTGCGCCAGTTACGGGATCTACGGAGAATGTCGGTGTTGCAGTTTGGTTAACAGGAGGGGCTGGATACTGAGCTGTCATTAGGCACCTCCGAGGAGGATATCAGGTAAGTCTTGGTTGAAGACTATTTCTCGGATGAAACTGGTGTGAATGAACCTGTGAGAGCCAGCGCCTTGCAGCAACCCAGTGCTAACTGCCTGTACCTTAACTTTGATAAACCCATCAGTAACCTTTGGGTTTATCAAAGAGACAAGGATACTACGCGGAAGATCTACTTGGTAGACGTTGTCATTGTCCAGGACGAGACTTACTTGGTAAATCTCGTCCTGCTCAACGCCTTTGATAGTCTTCTTTTGTAGGTCAGACACGTTGACTGGTGCTGGAGGGAGCTTTGTTGGCGTTTGAGTCATGCTACTCTCCTAAGCGCCTAGAAGATCGACGGTGGAGTAATACCATGGATGAGTCCCCACCCACCTTGGTATTGGTTCACAAGCACTTCGTCAACTAGGTAAGCCCAACCCCATTGCTGTGGATTGGCGATAGACGGTGGGTAGTCGATGTACGTGTAATCCTGGTTCAGCATGACTCTGAATGGCGGATCTTGCACTCCAGATGGCAGCGGGAACGGAACCGTCCAAGAGCCAGCCATCATAGTGCCTTGTGCCATGTATGGAAGCACCACAACTTCGACATACTTCTGTGTGACAGGGTTGAGGATAGAGCCAACTGCCTGACCGAAGGCCAACTTGTCTACGTTGCCCTTCGTTGGAGAGGTCACCACTCGGAAGTTGGAAGCGTTGCCAATCAACTGTGCAAGTGTCTCTCCTTCGATTGGAGACACGAACAGGTAATCAGGATTCGCTCTTGCCTGCGAGTACATCAGTCGGAAGAGCTTGAAGAGATCAGAAAGCTGGAACTGTCCATTAGATGCACCCGGCTGAATGATGACGCTACTCATGCCTTGCTCGCCTACCGAAGGCGCAGTTAGAGCATTCGGGTTAGCATAGCAGAGAGCGATCGCGCCATTGAACTGGTTCGTAGTCGTGGTTGCACCATTCGATGCAGGAGGATTCGCACCGGAGGTTGGTTTAGTCGTGAGCAACGCAGTGACGGAAGTGTTGCCAATCGGATCACCAGGCTGCGCAGGTAAGCCAGACGGTGTGAAATCTCCAGCGACACAGATGAACATGCTGCCGTTTGCTGGCTGAGTACTACCAGTACCGACATAGACGTTATAGCCTGTGGCCTGGTTCACCTGAGACTGGAATGTGATCGAGATCGAACCTGCGGAAGTTGATGGCAGCGAGATGCTAGCAGCGGTTGACGGTAGAGTCTCTCCAGCAGCAGTTGTAGCAGTCACCTGAATCCAGTAGGTCGTAGGAGAACCAACAAGGCTACCACCAGTAGTTGAGGCAGTCAGGTATGGCGTAGGTGGTGTGTGCAACGCTGTAGCAGCATTGATGAGCCAGTTCTCTTCTTGCAGTTTAAGCGAGTAGAGAGTATCCAACTTTGCACGTGCCTGCAAGTCGCCTTCCAACGCGCGAGATCTCCACTGCGCCTGGAACGTTTCTGTCTGCGGCTGCCAGATGGTCTGGTAGGTAGACTGATACGACTGGATGTTATACACAAATGGGTTCATCGAAGTCTGACCATCTGTAGAACCACCCCAACCAGTCTGTCCGAACGGTCCAGAGTTGGTTGAGTTGTAATAGAACAGGGAGAGGACTGACTTCCAGTGTTCAATGTCCGTACCTTTTCCTACGACGCGAGGAATCATATTCGCAAACGGTGTCTCAGTAGGGAAGATACGAATCGATGGTGTCTCAAGGACGTAAGGTGTGAAGCCTGTCGAGGTTGAGATACCACGATTGATTGCATCTTGAGTATTCGCGACGGTATCTTGGACCAACTCGCTCAGAGGTCCTCTCAAGATTTGCTCGTGGCTGATGGTGTTGAAATTGCGTACAGTATCCGGACTCTGTAGCATTGTACCCGGTGCATGATTGCGAAGGGTCATCTGCTCAGCCGGAATACCGAACATCTTCGGTTTCATGACGGCATCTGGCTTATTTTTAGATGCCATCTCGTCTTCTAACTGTTTAAGACGCTTCTCGAAGTCGTCTGACATTGTTTATCTCCCTCCGTTAGCGATTTTTTCGACTAACAGGTTGGCGTCGAGTATTGCTTGTCGGTCCTTGAGTATGCCCTGGCGTTGGAGTAACTCAACGAAGGGTGCATACTGGGCAGCAATCTGCGACGGTTGTAGTTGTTGCGGTTGTGAGTATGCACCTGCAGAATTGACAACCGGACCACCTGACATCGGTCTCTTTGCGTAACTCTCAGTTGTCGCTTTTACCTCACTCAAAAGTGAGCGTACTTCCGACAGCGTAGCGTCTAGCTTATCGACACGTCTGGTAATCTCAGCGTCTACTGAGTGCTGGGAGAGGGTAGCGGCAATGGCTTGCAAGCGCTTCATTGGAGCATTTAAGCTATCTCCAACGGTCTTCTCTGCCGCGCGTATGAGATCTGGAAGGATAGCATTCAGGATATCGTCATGGGAGGTTGCACTAGCGGGCTTGCCCACGCGAGTCTCAGTAGCTTGTTCGACTTCCTCTTCTAGCACATCGGTCGTTTCGTACTGATCCTCGATGCCTCCAGCCCTAACAATTTGAATATTGCAATCTGGATTGGCGGGATTGTCTACAAGACTCAACTCAACGAGTTTATAGCGAGTCAGTACTGGTATTTCCTCACCATCAATAGTCCGCTTCTCCCACTTGCCGTTCTTTGCACCAATTGATGCACCCACTAGCGTAGGAGGCTCTTCAATAAGTTTCTGCCACGTATCTTCTGCCCCACGAGAGATGTGTAGAGTCACATCGATAGCGCGTTGCTCCTCTACTGTGTGCCATTCAAGCGCTCTACCAACAGCTTTGGGTTGGTGCATCTCTCGAATGTTCCCTTTCCACTCTGCAAAAGCCGCTTTGCTCCCATCGAAGTCAAACACTGTACCGTAGCTGTCGAGTGCCTCAGAAGTTGCTCTCACAACTACTTCGCGTTTGTTTTTATCGATGCGCACAATTGGTGCGTAGAAGGTGAGTTCAGATGGCATCGTCCGAATGATGTCTGGTGTGGTGACTCTTGGCATCGTTGAGGCTGGATGCTTGTGCATATGAGTGTTGTCACCATCGTGAGTATGGTCGTGGTGGTGTAACTCTCCGTTGCCATCCGAATGATGGTGAGTATGAGAACCGGTCATCGGTACATGATTACCATGTTGATCGACACCATCCGGTTGTGTCATACCATCGATGATGGCATGTCGAACGATGTCGGCGTTGTCAGATAATTCCATATTGTGATCCTCTGCCCATTTCTTAGCAGTATCAGGAAGTGCATTGGTGAGACCATTATCAGAAGCCCATTTCACGATGTTTCGACGCACTTGATCTGGATCGTCTGCTTGACCTGCAAGACCCCAGGCATCTCCAACGTCGGATGAATCTTTGAGGGGATATGACTGATGTGGTCCAGCAAAGTAACCACCGGCTTTTACATGGGCGTCTCTAGAAGCTTGTGTGCTCCAATCAGCCATTCGTCTAAACTCCTAATTGCGACCCATGCCACGAACTAAATACTGCACGAACTTCATCAGGAGTTTCACAGCGCTGGAGTTGCGTTGACATCGCAGTTAGTACGGGAGTGGGTATAATAGTAGATTGGAATGCTCGTATTGGCTTGCCGTTCCGAATATCTTTGAGAACGCATTCTCTCCACCTACGGTATTCTGCGCGAGACGTTTTTTGATCAGGTTCGTCTTCGTCTTGAGGCCCGTCTGCTGGTTGTGACCCGTCAGCGGGTTTAGCTCCGGGTTGTACAGGTGGAGTAGTCAAGCTAGTAATTTGCGATTGTACTTGTGCCTGTCGCAGTTGATCGTTGGCCAGGTCGGAGACGACGAATGGACCTGACGGCATCATGATGAACGGCGGCACATTCATATCGTCGTAGACTGGTAACTTCAATGCTTGCGCAGCTTGTGTTGGAGACTGAATACCAGCTTGTACCAGGGCGACGTAGGTAGATGCCTTCGTCTGGAAGTCCTCTACCTCCTCGAATCCATGGAAGCAAACTCGGAATCTCGTCTCGTTGAAGTATTTGCGAAGGATATGCGTAAAGAGGTCTTCGTATCGAGACATCAAAGGCTGCATCGTGCGACGGTAGACGACGTTCTCTTGAGACTCACCACTTGCCCTATTCACATCTTCCACAAAGCCCAGCTCGGCCATCGTTAGACCAAACGCGGATGCCGTAATGTTCATCAAGACGGTATCGAACAGCGTGTTGACTGCTGGATCGTCTGTCGGTAGGTAGACAAAACCCTTTGGCAAGACCTTTAACCGCGCGCGAGCCATATCGTTGCCAGCCATCAAAGCATTGAGATTGACTTCAAACTCTTCTAGCTGGTCTTGTGTCCACGGCGAGTCAGATGGTACCTGGATCATGCCTGCTGGCACAGTGCCTTCTGTGAAACGTAGAAGATCTTTCGACTGTTTGCGCAACGCTTGATTGACGCGCAGCATGATTTTTTCTACGCGTGGTGTACCGTACAACTGGTTGACCGCAGAGGTCTCTTTCATGTAGACGAGTTCGTCAGCACTCAGCCAGGCAACGGGTACACCTCTATAGAGGTATTGCGCATACGCGGGAAATGGTGGCTCTGGTCTACGACCGCGATCATCAATCAACGGTTTGATAGTCGCACCGTCAAGTATTTCGAGGGAATGCAACGTACCATCGTTGGCAAGGTGTGGATAGATAGCTAACGCGTCTACCTCTAACTGCTCTTTAACTGCCTGCCTAATCCAATCACGGAAGCTTAAACCGTTCTCTCGATCTGGATAGGCAAAGAAGTCCTCGTAGAAGGCAATGTCTTTGGCGTAGACAGATTGATCCTGGTTATCCTCAACCAGTGACGGAATGGGTTCCACGCGGATCTTGAGACGGCCAACATAGTCCAACCACACCTGCTCGCAAATTTGAATGCCATCATAGATCTTGGCAACAGAACGTAAATCCGCGAATGAATACTCGCTATCCCCTCTTGGGACTGTCGAGATATTGTCTCCAACGGGAAACGACCATTGACGTGGTCCAGTAGGCGGTGTAATTCCTGGGATCGGTAAGAGCGGAACGCCAGGAGAGTAGAGTGGTGTCGCTGTATTTGGATCTTGAGGAGCTAACGCGTGATACATCAAGTCCATGATAGACTGATCTGCTGGTACGAAGTTTGCTGATGGCGAACCAGGAGCACCACGTTGCTGCATCAAGAACTGGAGAATTTGTGCTTCTCGGTTTGGTGACCCACCAAGTCGGGTGCTATCGAATCTGGATGGTCGAAGTGGTGTACTATCAGGCATCTGTGGTGGGTTAGCACTTTTGGGTTTAACGACTTGCCCTTCGTTGACTTTGGCTCTACTCAATTCCTCACGTACTATCATCCGAAGGTCCTGCTTACCTGAACGCCGGTTGCGCTTGTTCATGCTGTTTTCTCACCTCCAGTCTGCTACGTAGTGAAGAGAGATGCTCATCGATGTCATCCTCGAATAACCGAGACATCACGCCGTTGAATGCATCTACTTGGTCTTTGTGGACTCCCTTTGTCGGGAAAGCGACGAGTTCATTCAGGAAGGCATCATTCCAATGTGCTCTTAGCAGAGAGACATTACCGCCTTCGCATTGTGAGGAGACGGGTTTAGAACGCTCGACTTTGTTGATCGTAGACTTGATACCCCTAAACGTATACCCTAACAGCACATTGCGTCTGTAATGATCGATTGTATTGACTCCTCCGCTACCGGGCTCTCGTTCCATATACACGCTAACTTCTTTGCCATCTTCTTCGGCCTTCTGTGCAATTAACGCTTCGACTTGACGAGGAGACCCTCTGAGACGCGACACATCCAAGACTACGAAGTGGTTGTCTTTCGTCTTGCCGACTAACACACCTGCCGTGTAGTCTGGGTCATTGTCGCCAACTTGCTCAGTTGCAGCCAGATCCCACCAACGAGCTTTTCTGGTGAATACGACATCTGTCACGTCGCCTAGCTTTTTGAACCATTCTCGCTTGTAGATGATGCCGGAAGGTCTGACTGTCCAGTCACCATAGAGGAGGCGACGTTGTTCGACTTCATCGAGCGCTTTGAGATTTTTAAGATAATTGGGATCTGCCTCAAGGAGCGTAGGATTGTCATAGATAGACGCTGCAATGAACGTAACAGATTTGGCATCAGGATGTCTCTCACCTTTCGGTAACCAGTAGATTGAACCATGCTCTCGAATGAACCACCGGATCTCACCGCTAACAGCTCTCTCACCGTCATAGGTCTCATCTACCCAGGGAGCAAGAAATGACTTGACCCAGGAATCAGCATCGGGATTCGTTGTCGCTCTCACGTATGGGCGCACACCGCACGTAGAGCGGTTTCGTGAGAGCATATAGAAGAATTGGGTTTCAGTGAAATGCGTTAACTCGTCGAAGATAATCAGTGGAACCTGCGACCCTTGCCACTTGAGCACATCGTCGGGATGATCGAGATAAGAAAAACGAATCGACGTGTGATACTTCTCCCAGGTCCACTTGAGATCAGAAAAGCGAGGTACACCACCCAATAGAGGATAAACTTGCAACGAGGTAGACCAGAGACCACCTTCTTGTGTGATCTGCGGAAATGATTGACGAAAGGCGACAGCCTGGAAACCCTTAACCGGTGTCAACGCAGCATAGCGAGCTGCCTCTAGGATGACCCCATACGATTTGCCACTTCCAGCGGAACCACCATAGACGCAGATCTCCGCAGGAGTAGAGAGGAACTGCTCTTGAGGTCCTCTGTGAGGCTTAATCGTTACTGTTGGCATCTTCTATGGTTGGGATGAATACGTGGACTTGTAACTGTTGGGAATCTACTTGACCGGAGAGTTCAACTGCTTGCTTGACTTGACGGCCACCTGTCTCTTTGGCAATACCCTCTGCTGTCTGGTTCAGTACTTCTACAAGGCGGGGTGAGACTTTTGGTGTGGACATGATTTCTTGATAGGTTTTCTCTGCGACGGCGTTCAGATGCTCTACGCGATAGATCACATTGGCCCATGGGATATGCTCTAACAGAGCGGAGAGTTCAACTGGATCTGGAACTGGAGGTAATTCTACTTCGCCACGTTTGATAGACTCGCGTAACAGGGCACGTTCGCGTATCTTCTGTTTGGCTTCATCCGAATGTTGAATAACATGCATTATCTTATAATTAAAGTAAGAGTTTGCAAACACTCTTCCCACTTGGCCTACAAGTCTTGCTTAGACGACTGCTTGTAGGCCAATTTTCGAGGAGGTAACGAAGGACAGTAGTATGAGAGAACGGTAGGCGCGGTACTGGCTCTCAACAGCCCGCTCTCCTACCTGGTGAGACAGGTTGGACTCGAACCAACAATGCCAACGGCGGGTGATTTACAGTCACCTGAGCTACCAATTGCTCTCACTGCCTCTTGAGTATAAAAAATAGACGGTACCATAGCTTTGTGAAGCCTGTACGCGTCTAGTCTTTTTATGCAGTATCTACTCATTTTTATTATATAATAGCTGTCAGTCTAAAATCAATGGTAAAGCTCGGCAATTTTTATTGTGAGGCGAAACTGCTGAAAACTGCTGGGCTTTTCACTTATATCAATGACAGGTTCTACAATATAATACATCTAGACGGTACGTTTGTTTGAAACATACCTTTTTTCATGCCTTCAAAGGAGTCTTCACGAATGCATACTCTCTACTCTCTCCAGGCTGAACTCGCTAACTTTTACACCAACTTACGCGAACTGATAGACTTACGCGCGGACGCAGTCGCGTCCATTATGTGCCGACCTGATAGTGACATCCCGTACGTGAGCCAAGGCAAAAATCAATCAAGCCCAGTCGAGCGGATTGTTATCATGCTCGTTGACGATGGCGGCGTTAAACATCTCCAGGAGATGGTTGACGCGTGTACAGCTCTCTATCAAGAGGTACCTCGTGCCTGGCAAGAATTGCTCAAAAACGTGTGGCGAGACAAGCATCACGACGACCTACCAGAGGAACTCCTTAGAAAATACGAGTCCCTACGCTATCCGCTTGTAGAGCGAGAACCAGCTTGCGAAGCCGCTTGAGTGCTTACAATCTCCCTACGAGTGTAGTATAATTACAATAGAAGATGTAATATACTACAAGGGAGGTATCTCGTGTATTGCATGGCTGCAACCTTTGAGAACAAGGCGGCATCAGGTCGGGCATACAAAGCTCTACGGACTATTGCGTTAGCACATGAACGGCTGGATATCTCAATCTACCGTTACTTACACATCCGGCTCAAGAAGTGGTGCGTCACGCTGATCGGCAACCGACCTTCTGAGCGCTTCCAACGCCAATTTGAGCACATCCTCTCCACAGGCACGATTGTCCACTTAACTGACACCGAGATTGGCAAGCTCCTGGAACGACGTTTTACCAATCAAGTTCAAGGTGGTGGCTTCGCCGAGTACCACTATGATCCCGGAGAGGTGATCTAATGAGCAAAATCTACTGTGCAGGTCGTGTAGCACGAGGCATTGACTGGAGAGATAGCCTCAAGCCATTCTGGCAGACGCATACCTACATGGGTCCAGATCTGATGCGTCTATCGACCACGGGACCGATTCTGCATCGGATGTGCCTGGATGCACTTGTGCGCTCAGAGATTATCTTCATCTGGCTGGATAGCGAGCAGGCGTATGGCACACTTGTCGAGATCGGGTTCGCTCACGCGAAAAAGAAACGCATCTGGATCGCAGGCCCGGCATACTACGACGAATGCTGGTTCGCCTACGAATGCGCAACCCTGAGACTCATCGATCCAGCAATGACGCCTTTCAGCGCACTCGACTACCTCTTAGGCATCCACGAACACGCAAATGGAACAAATGACCCAAAAGGCCCTTGACAGTCAAAATGCCTTCAGATAGACTCTTTCTGTAGTTAAGTAACACCCAACTGTAGAAAGAGAGACAAGCGAAATGGCCATCTGTAGTCGGCAAGAGATGTCAAGCAGACATGCGCATCTGGACTGACAACTCCGGCCACAAGAAGATCCGCGTGACCAGATACCACCCGATCAGCTAGCTGCTAGCGTCCCAGGAGCGGAGGATTCTGCCCTCGAATAGAAGAATTTGTCAAAAAGAAAGGGAAATAGTAAGTACGTTGGCGCAGTAGGTGTCAAGATAGTTCAATAGGGGTGCCGAGGTCGACCGCATCTCGCTTCTTTTACAGGGAGCGTATACGCTTTATACCCTTTTTCCAGAAAAAGCTAAAGATATATAAAAAAAAAAAAA